TCATGTTCAAACTTCTCTCCTTCAACATAAGCTGAATCATTGTATCCATCGATACTTCCAGCCAACTCTTGAGAGTAAGTTGCTATGTTCTGTTTGTATAGGTTCTGACCGTGACGTTGTGGAGCACCAATAGCGTATAACTCAAACCTTTGGTCATCAGATACAGCGTAAGAACCACCGACATAGTATGCCCATGCGTCTGTCCAAGTCCCATCAATTAAACCATCACCAGTTTTACGAACAATCGTTCCACTAAGTGCTAGCTTATCAGCAATTAAACCTGAGTTATAGTTAAGTGTAGTTTTTAGAAAACCACCAGCGCCAGTTTCTTGTTTAAACTTACCACCTCTTTCGAGTGCTGCCGGGTCTGTTATTATATTCATAGTTCCACCAATCGATGGTGTTGCTAAATTAACGGCTGATAAACCTCTTTGCATCTGAATGGAAGAAGTAGCATCTCCTACTCCATCCCAATTAGACCAATAAACCCATCCGTTCTCCATGTCATTTTGAGGAACTCCGTTAATCATAACAGCAACATTTCGTTGATTGAAACCTCTTACGTTGATACGAGCATCACCCGCACCACCACCTTGTTGTGTAGCATACACAGATGGTGTAGTATTTAAAACCATAGGGATGTCTTGGGAACCAAGACGAACTTCCATTTCAGTTTTGTCTACAGTTGTGTAAGCTACAGGTGTTGTTTCATCTGCACGAGAAGCGAGAACTTCAAGTGCCGACAGTACAACCGCGTCAACTTCAAGATGAAAGTCAACTACATTGTCACCCTCTCCAACAACTATAGATTTAGTCACCGAAGAGTAACCAATAAAGGAAGCAGTCACATCGTATGTTCCAACAGAAACATCGGATACTGTATACATACCTTCGTCATTAGAAACTGCGCCAAGCTCTGTTCCTTCAACGACAATATTAGCTCCCTCAAGTGGTTTAAGTCCATGTACAATTCCAACAATAGATTGTGAAAACAATCCTGTTGTCATTATAAATGAGACTATAAGATTACGATAATTCATAATCATCTCCTTGTTTATTCATTAATGAAAGACACATTTTTTTACAGGTGTGTCCTCTGCCTGTCCGCATATTTTTAATTAGCATATTCTTGGTCATCATTATCACCAGTCATTGGTGGAATCTCACAACTATCGTTATTACAGAATTTATCGACATCAGCTTCTTCATTTTTAATCACACCAAATGATAATTTACTGAGTTTTTTTATCTGTTTATTGTATTCCTTTTCGTCTATTGATTCGTAAGGCATTTGTTTATACGCACCATAATCATGTCTTGGTAGTAAACTAATACCTTTTAGATGATACTGATAATAATTCAGACACGGTGCAATCTGATTTGCTTCTGTCTGAGGATTGAATGTAACCGTACAACTTACTTGATTATCTGCCCAATGTCTTTGAAGAAAAGCTGCTAAACTGAATTGTTCCCAAATCGAAAGTTCAGCTGCTGTCTTAATACCTTCACCAACATCAACAGGTATTTCCACAACTACTGTTGTGTCTTCAGAACCAAATGCTGGTTCTAATTTGTAACCAGCTTTTTTTAATGGTTCTAATAATTCTGAGTGTTTTGATAACCTTATTCTTCTTATGTAAAATCTACTTTCGGGATAATGTAAACCTGGAGTAGCACCAGCCAATAATGAAACGGTGCCAGATGGTTTAACTGAAGTAGTTTTAATTGACTTTGGTACAGCAAACCAATCAGAGTAAACATCATCCCATTCTTGAATAACATCATATCCATCATTTAACCAATCCTTTAATTCATCGATTCCTCTGTGAGTAATGAACTGAGCAACACCACTAACAGAACAACCTATTCTTCTATTTCTCAACATAACTCTATTGGTATCGCTCCAATGAGTTCTCCCTAATGTAACTGTTTTAGCATATAGATAAGCATACTTTAATGTTCTAGCATAATCTTCAAAGTCATCATGATTATCAGGAAATGTCTCTACTAAGCAACACAACTCATAACTTTCTAATGATTGTTCTAAACAAGGATTACCACCCATAACTCTATGGTCTTTATCATCTCCACCATTTTTCATACGAGAATACTTTCTCATATTATCTAACCATGCAAAGCCAGGCTCTCCGTTATCCACAATTCGTTTGGCAGCCTCACTGTAATCCATACCAAGCTCAGCAAATATACTGTTGTTTGATGTCCATCCATATTGCTCTCTGTGTGGATTGACTTCATAATTCTTTAAATCTAAGTATTCTTCTGAGTGTGGGTCTCCGAAAACAATCTCAGCAGTTCTTCTAACATTACCCGCAACAACACACTTCCCTATCAGATTCATTATATCTACAATTGTAGTTAAGGTAATAGGTTCTCCACTATTTTTATCCAATACTTTTCTAATATCTTCATGCACCTCTAATAAAGGTTCATGCCCACTTGATACACCACCAAACCCACTTATAGGTTCACCAGCTGGTCTAATCTTTGTATAATCAAATTCTATAGGAGCTTGTCCGTGAAAGTAACTTTCTAAAAGCAGTTTCAGTGATTCTACCCAACCCTCTCGCGTATCAGGTATTCTATATATTTGTTCTTCTCTGTTTTTATCCACACCTTTAATAACTATCTCACCAGCACCTTTGGTGTCAAATCCGACACCAACACCTAACATACTGGCATCCATAAGGAAACAGAAAGGTTTAGCATAATCTTCCTTTAGTGTTTTCGTAGATACGAAAGCACAATTGTTAAGGGCGGCATACAAACCTTTATCTTCAGTTATAGGAGTTCCCATAGCCCAAAGACCACGGCCGGGTGGCAAAAACTTCATAGTAAAAATACGCTCATACATATCTTGAGCACTCTTTTGAGCCTGCCACGGATTCCACCCTAATTGATGTGATTCAATCCAATTCTTTTGCATGTTGTAAGTTCCCTCTACAACTCTTTGCACTGTCTCCCACCATCTTTCGTTTTTTCCATCTTTTTTTATACGAGAATAGGTTCTCATATAAACCAATTCTCCTAACCCATTAAAACCAAAAGGAGCCTTTTTCCTTTTGTATTTGCTAATAAAATTTTCCGATAATGTAAACTTTTCCATAGTAACTCCTTAATACAATATTAAATATAATATATACTCATTCTTATTTACTCAAAACCTTCCATATCTTTATATTTTTGGGATAAAGTTTTTCTTAAATATTCTTCTGAATTATCCATCTTTCCTTGTGCTTGTTTTCCGGCAACAGTAGATGCTTCATGCACCTGAATCAAACCTGTGTTGGTATTTATATTTGCTGGAAAGGTTATACCATCAACTCCAAATCTGTTTTTAATTACATGAAATCTACCTGTATTAGCAATCTTATCTTCAACCTTACGACTAACCGACATTACAAAATCTGCTGTCATAACTTTAGAATAATCCTCTGATACTTTTGTTGCATCGATAACATCTTCCTCTAATGAACTACGATTTGCCTGTGATGCTGTCCATATTGGAATATCAAACTCACCAGCGATACCACGAAGATTTTCGTAAGTTTCACCTGTTGCATGTCTTTTCTCTTTATAGAAAGTTGTAGGCTTCAAAATATCAGCATAATCCACTATCACAGCGTCGGGTTTGATTTCTTGAATCTCCATTTGTTTAAGATGAGCCGCTAATGTATTTACAGTTGCTGACCTCGTTGGATAATATTTTATAATCAACTTACCTTTCAATCCATCTATCACTTTCTGTACTTCATCTTGATAAAACTTTATATTAGCAGTTGGTGTTCCACTGAATACAGTATCATATCTTAAACCAACGTAAGACTCATTCAACTCTAAAGTATAGTGAACAACTGTTTTACCCTCTTTTACTAAGTGGGCAGCCAAAGCTTGTAGACACCACGTCTTACCAATACCAGCGGGTGCTACTAATACACCCAACTCTCCACCACCGAGCCCACCATCCATAACTGCAGTAACTGCATCCCAAGGTGTTGGTAGAGTTTCTCTAACCGACTCTGTAAGTCTATCATTTAAAGATATGATGTAATCATGTCCTAAGTCTCTTTCACTACCAGCCTTCATAGCTGCATCAACTATGGTTTTAATCTCATCGTATTTCTTCTGTTCTAATAAATCTACGGCTTCGACAATAGCACCCTTCAGTACTTGATTCTTACAAAAGTCTAATGTTTCTTGTTTGACGAATTCTAAATCAGTTGCCTCAACACTTCTCCAAGCTTCTTTTAAGTTCTCTATTACGGATACTTTTAAAATTTCATCATCCATTTGAGTTATCTTAATTTTGAGAACTTCTAATGTAGGTGCTTTTCTAAACTCATTAAAGTATTTACTGATTTGTGTTGATAACCATTTGTTCGCATCTGAATCGAAGTATTTCGGTTCAAGTATGTCACTTATAGTCTGTATGAATTTATTGTCTGATAGTAAAGATGATATTATCTTTGATTGAAATGTCGGGCCAAATTGATTGAAATTCTCACTCACCATATAACTCTTTTCTTTGTTTTTCTTTTATTTCCATTTGTTTTTTTCTACGATATCTCTCACGTGCTTTTGCCTGAAGAACTGCTCTATTTCTATAGTAATATTCCATAGACCACTTTCGTTGAGCAATCTTCTTTTCTTCTTCTGAGTTATATTTCTTTTGTCTACCCATGCGTTTTCTTAGCCATTTGATTTAATGTTGCAAAACATTGAACTAACCAACTATCCATATTAGGTAGTGTGGCAAATAACCTATCCTCTATAAATCTTTTTTGAAATTTAAGTTTGTTCAGTTTGTTGATTGGTTCACGAATCTTATCAAGTATCTTCATCTTAGCTGAAGCACTAATGTCTACTTCATCTAACTGCATCAACATATGGTTTCTTTTCAATAACTCCTCATTCTCTTTGAGTTTTTCGTCTTCACTAATTATGTCATCTATATTAAGTATATTGTCTTCGAGCAAAAGTGGTAATTTTTTTTGAATAGTTTTCAACCCCCAACCACGAACTCCATCTATGTTATCCGATTTATCTCCATCAATTGCTCTGTAGACAGCAAAGTTATGGGATGGTATACCATAGTCCTCTAATACCTTTGGTGGGTCGTATAA